TTGTTTGCATCTCCTACTAAAACATATCCTTCTCTTAATGATGAAGTAAATGCTCCACTAGCTGATATGCTTCCACTTACACTTAAATTACCACCAGTACTTAAAACTCCAGTAAATGAAGCTTGTGTACCACCACCAGCTCCCATAGTAAGTATGTTTCCTCCTGATGTATTTTGTAATTCTAATCCATTACTTCCTTGTGCTTTAATATGGTGAGTAATAAAATCTGAATTATTAACCATTTGCAAATTACCACTTATAAAAGTAGAACCTGTTACTAATAATGGACCTGTTTTAATATCAACAGTTCCAAATAGAGTTTGAATATCATCAGCTGCATCACCGAATTGGTTTGAGCCTGATGAATATATTATAGATGATGTTTCTACTTGTACTAATAATCTAGAAGCAGTTATTGCTCCAGTTACATTTACATCACCAGTTACAGTTAATTTATTACCATCAAAAGTTAAATTGCTTTCAACAGTTCCGTTTGGTGCACTTCCGTTTAAAGTAATTACACCATTATCAGTTGTACCTGTCAAAGATAACAATCCAGAAGTACCGCTTGTTCCGTTACTACCATTTACTCCAGAAGTTCCTGAAGTGCCTGAGCTTCCAGAAGTTCCCGAAGTTCCACTGCTTCCACTACTGCCATTCACACCACTTGTACCGGATGTGCCTGAAGTTCCTGATGTACCATTACTACCATTTATTCCTGATGTTCCTGAGGTGCCTGAAGTGCCGCTTGTTCCGTTACTACCATTTACTCCACTTGTCCCACTTGAGCCGCTTGTACCCGATGTTCCTGAAGAACCAGAGGTGCCTGAGCTACCACTACTTCCGTTTACTCCGCTTGTACCAGAAGAACCTGAAGTACCCGATGTGCCAGAAGAGCCTCCACTACCAGCCGTACCATTCGTACCGCTTGTTCCATTTGAGCCGCTTGTACCAGATGTTCCTGAAGTACCACTAGTCCCACTGCTACCAGAACTTCCACCACTACCGGCTGTTCCGTTTGTACCCGATGTGCCGCTTGTACCAGAAGTGCCTGAGCTTCCTCCGCTACCAGCAGTACCATTTGTTCCTGATGTTCCTGAACTACCACCACTTCCAGCAGTTCCGTTTGTACCAGAAGTGCCTGAGCTTCCTCCACTACCTGCTGTTCCATTTGTACCACTAGTCCCACTGCTTCCTGATGTGCCGCTTGTACCTGAAGTACCTGCGGTGCCCGATGTACCTGCTGAACCAGAAGAACCCTGTGCTCCACTTGTTCCAGAAGTACCAGCCGTTCCGCTAGTTGCTGATGTATATGATGTTCCGTTTATTATTAAAGAGCCTGATATATTAAATGAACCAGTTATTCCACTACTTCCTAATATTTGTTGTCCACCTACAAAGTTATTTGAACCTGTTGTTGCTAATCCAGATGTGTTAGCATATATGTTAGCCATTGAACCAGTTACATTAGCTTGTATTGTTGGTCCTATAAAGTTTAATGCAGTTACAGTACCTTGTGATGTACCTTCATCTTTAATAACGATACCACTACCACTCAATACTAAAGCGTTTACTTGCGCTTGTAAAGATATTACATCTGAATTCAAAGAAGCTGAGGTAGTTTGAAACTCTCCTTCAGTTGTCATTGAATCAATAATATCAGTATTGAATTCTCTTAATTTCTCAGGAGTAATAGCTCCTACATTATTATTAGGAAAATTAGTTTGGTTTACGGCCTCTAATTGTTGTTTATTTAAATTAGACATATTTTATATCTTTGTTTTATTCTGTTGTTCCAATATCAAATCCACTACTAAATCCTCTACTAAATGCTCCTCTATTTCTTGCAGTACCTGATATAGGTCCTACACTTTGTCCGATTAAAGCCCCTTCACAACATTCAGTTGAGTAGGTATCAGAATCAGTACACAAACAAGCTCTACGCTTATTATGTGGTATTGCTCTACCTCTTGTTGGACCGAAATATATTCCAGTCCATTTTCTCATATTTCTACTGTACGATGGTGTTGGCATATTCTATGGATTTTGAAAAGAACCTGTTGCATATATTAATCCTATTCCTTGCTCACCTAAATAACCATGACAGCATTTAAGTGAATAGTAATTACGATTTAAACATAAACATCCACTCTTTCCTCTCCCACTTCCTCTATTGTTTTTGCTTGGTGTGTAATACCCAACAGTAGGATGTTCTTTAGGAGGAGCTTGTGGTTGTGCAGGTTTTAATATCGGCATCTGAATTCTTTATAGATTTAACAATTAAAGAGAAAAATATTACTATCCAATCTTTTTCATAGCTTCCTTATGCATGAGTTCTTCTAATTCATTCCTGTCCGCTTGGAATGCTAAGTACATTAAACATTTCTCTAATGGTTGGTCTGTTATCTCGTCTACTTTGAGGATATTGTTCCCTGCCAATTGGATAAGCGATGAATAAGATTTCCATTTTCTTCCAAAATTGATTTGATGTTGTGTGGAAGAGCTTTCTCCGTTATCAAAGAGCTCAGGGTAGAATTCAGTAAGTCTTTTAGTAAATTGTTGAAAAAAAAAACAGCCCCAAAATGTACATCCATTGGTACATCTAAAAATAGGTCTCCGTTTATATTAGCCTTATATGGCTCTATATCATATAGTGTCTTACCTTTATTAGTTACAGGTCTATATAGAATACTCATTACTTCTGACCAATTCTCATCTATTCCTACTGATTGATACTTTGAGATATCCACATATGCTCCATAGCTCATTTTAGATAAGTCAGGTTCAAATCCATATTCTATTCCTTCTATTGTCACAAACTTCTTTAAAGGATAATCTAATCTGCTTATAAAAGAATACAAGTCATCTCTTACCTTTGTGTATGTATCAATATCTAACGATTGTAAGTATTGTACGGGGAAGTGGCATAGGTGATGAAACATACAAGCTATTACAGCTTCAGGCTCATCCTTATAAGCTTCCATATCTTTTCTGAATGCTAGGTAATCTTTAAGGGATACTGCACTCCAGTCTTTAGGTACTTCTATTTCTATTTGTTGTTTCATATTAAAATTGTTTCTTTTCTCTATATTGTTCAGGGTTAGTTAAGTTACTATGTATTTCTATCGTTGCTTTTTGTGGTGTAATATCTACCACATTTATTTTGTTATCATACATCTCTTTCATTTGTAGATATCTTTGATGCTCCTGATTCCTTTGTGTTGATAGAGTTACAGCATAAGATTTAAGTTCTCTTTCCTTTTCAATTGCTTTATCTAATAATCCTTCTAAGTGTTGGATATACTTTGCCATCTCTAAGAAATCCTCTTTCTTAAGGTTTTCTAAATCTACTACCATTTCTTTTTGTTGTTCCATATTATTTATTTTTCTCCTGTTTTCTTATCATATCCAAAGTGATTCTTACTATAATTGAATCCACTAAACTTATTATACTTTACACCATTTTCTAATAGCCATCTGATTAAATGTGTTTCAACTACATAATCTTCATTTTTATATGGCTGTGTATCTACTAATCTACCTACTATATCCATTACACCTTTATCTCCAATATAAAACTGGTCATTCATTGTACCATTACTAATCCACTTATATCCACCAAAGCTTATATCAGGGTTCCATATCTCATTGGGCTTTATTACATCTAATTCTAAAGGTAGCTGATTATTAAATACTAAATCATTTCTACTCTTTATGTACATATCGTATTCAGATACATTCTTTATTACATTACTTAAATTCCAATACTGCCAATAAAATCTTTCGTTACCTTTCCACATATCCGTTGGTTCAGGTGTTATGTATATCTCTTTAGCATTCCAATCTGAATTAATCCAATCATTATAATCTTCTTCTCTACAACTAACAAAGGTATCATAGTCACCAACCATTTGTTTATGATTAGTTATTACTTCAGGCAAGCTTCTCATTGGACCGGCTAATAGTATTGCTGTTCTCATTATCTTACCTTTATTATATATTTGCCGGCTGCAGTGGCTTTGTTACTCAATCTCATCATACAAGCATATCGGGCAGCATCTATTAAGTGATTGTTAAAATCAATAGGCTTATCCAATTGCTTACCAAATCTATCACTACTCCACTCATACGAATAAAACTCATTGATTAGATTCTGACATGTCTTAGGTATGTTTATCTTATAGTTGTTCATTACCTGAATACCAAAGTTAATACTATCCTTTCCTTTGATTACCGGCTTTATGTTCCATCCTAAACGATATAGTTCATCTATTAAACGAGGTTCTGCACTATCAGCCCATATCTCCTCTCTATCCTTTACTATTCCTCTAAGCATCTTATCTATATCGGATGTCACTAATCCTTTCTCATAGCAATGCTCAACTAAATGTATTTGTCCATCGTATTTCCATACACTAACTAATGCTGTTGGGTCACTACTATAACCAAAGTCCAAACCAAAGGCTACGAACTCTGCTTCTTCAGGCAACCATTCCGTTGTATTGAATACAAACACAGCCTTCTCATTACCAGTGTATTCACCCAAACCATATACCTTCCATGCTTTCAGATTAGTATGCTGTAATTCCTCAATTGCTTTAACAACAGTTCTTTCCAAATAAGGATTGTTCTTATATGTTGTGAAGTAACGAGTACAATCCTGCATTTGTCTAATCCAGTGGTAAGGTGATATGGTTGGGTTGTAGCTTAGTATAATAGGACCTGTTGTACGAATTTGTAGCTGGAAGTATGATTCTTCATCTATCTCATTTGCTTCCTCTAGCCATAATATAGTACTCTTTAATCCTCTTAACTTATCTGCATCATCGGTTGATATAAATGATATTGTACTATCCGTATAGAATGAATATATACGGTCTGAAATATTCCAGTCATTCTCATTCCAAACTCCCAAGCTCTGCATGATATCTTTAAAGTCTTTCATAACAGT